CATTAAACACAAGCAGGGAATGAAGGGCTTGAACCTCCAACATTCGCTTTTGGAGAGCGACACTCTAGCCAATTGAGTTAATTCCCTATTCTATCACCCTTTGTACAATTCACATTGAGAGTCTTTATTACCATATCGATTCTTAATCGCATAGTAATAATCACCTCGAACTTCTATAGCAGCTTCAGCATATTTGAGTTTGCTCATATATGAATCAGCGCCTTTGATGTTATCTTTAATTGCCTTCTGATAGTCTTTGAAATCTTGAACGGGCATTTCATCAAATCGACTATCAGATTCAGTTGCAATGCAAAATAGTGTAGTTACTAGATGACCATCGTGATTACGACAGTAAGTAACATCGATTACTTCAACAACTCGCAATTCAATCCGAGTTCTGGTGTAAAATGGAACCGTGAACTTCAATTTAACCTCAAACGTGAATGGTTATTGCAGCATCTGGAATCGAACCAGACCCTCTCTCCTATGATACGGAAAGTATACTCCAATTGAACTTTACGTCCAATCTCCCAATGTACGATACTGCGAGTCCCGGTGGAGGATTTCGAAACCTCAACCTTTTCCGTATGAAGGAACTGCTCGGCCTTCGAGCTGCACCGGGGTTAACTATTCTATCCGAGTACAAGGATTCGAACCTTGACAACAACCTTATAAGAGTCGCGTGCTAACCTCTACACCATACTCGGAGTTTGATGACCCAAGTCTACAATAGTCATCAGCCGTTCTATACAAGAATCTGTAACACTTTTCCAGAACATTACAGCTTCTACGGATTTGGGTTTTGCATAGGTAGATAGTCACATAAAATATAGAAGAATATGATTCTTCACTTTTTTATGCTTACAGCATGAAGCTGGTTCGTTGTTAAACGAACAGGGCTGACTACGAAGCCCTCTATCAAGTCAGCTTTGGACCATAGGTCCCAAGCGTTCGAGATTACTTTTTTGAGGATGTTCGCTCCACCTTGAATGTCAGCGTTAACCAAGTGTCCGTTTTTGGTTTGAAAGAGTCCTCTCCTGACTCTTTTACCAACATACGAATTGTGGAATTCGATTGATTCCCCATCGAGGAAGCTACATTTAGATGTGTAGCTTTCTTCGGAGACATCGGAAGTTCTTCCAATGTTTGCCCACTTGTATCTGAACATCTCTATGAATCGAGCATGAGGTATTTGCACAAAGTTTTGGTTATTCACCTTACCCATATTGGTGTCTTGTTTCCAACCGACATTTTTTCCGATAACAACGGAAAAAACATCTGAGGATACTAATTGATTCACCAACAAAGTAGAGGCTTTGTGCAAAAAGTCCTTGATTTTGTTATGTCGTTTCCGACACAACACCTTAATCTTCCGGGTAATGTTCTTCTTTCCACGTTTGCTTACGCAAACATCTAATGCAGATCTCAATTCGGCCAACCGTTTGTTGAAGAATTGATTCATCGATTTCAACGGACGACCGTTGATTATGAAATTACGCTTTGACTTGTTTGTGGTTGCAACTGCAACCAAATTGTTTACTCCTAGATCAATGCCTGCAAGATATGAACCCTTCGAAGCTTCCACGGGTTTTACCCGTGGGACTGCATACCTAACGATCACTTCATATCGGTCATATACAGGTCTAATAATGACGCTTCGAAGATTGCAAACATCTCGAACGAAAACTTCGCCTGTTTCTTTGTTGATCTCTTCGAGTTCTACCTGTTCGAGTGTCCTTCGCAGAGGAATCATGAATCCAAGCGAAGATAGCTTCAGAAATCCCTCTCTGAGGGGTTTCTTGGCTATGGCTTGAATGTTGAACTCTACTAAAGATCTACCAGTTTTAGTATTCTTGTACTTTGGTGGCTTTGGTTCGGACAAAAACTTCTCCGGATTTTTTCGGAAAGCTGCAATTGCTTTGTAGTATCCGTTCCATGCATCGGTTACGTTTTTGACCGTTAGTTGTGCCAGCTTTGCTGGCATTTTAGCGTATGCTTCGTGTAATTGCATAACTTTTGCAAGTTTAGCAAAGCCTACTGTTTTGATTGATCGGTCAGGATCGAAGAATCGTTGTCTTTGATAGTAATTTGCACTATTGTACAAATCTTTAGATTTCTTACAGATCGAATCACACTCCAGCCATGCTGGAGTGTTGCGTGCGATCTGATAGCTGTCAACCTTGTAAGAAATCTCAGTCATCTCTTTTCAATTCTTGGATTAGTTTTTCTGTCATTCTTCGTGTACGTCTTCGACCGTAAAGCCTTGCAGTGAACGATGTAACTACTTATTAATATACGACTACGAAAATCTACAAAAAGACATAAAACAATGATACTTATCTAATACTGGAATATCCATGATCCTACTTTATTCTCCCGTGTTATCAGTTGAGATTCCATCCATAAATTGGATGTTTTCGTGTCACATCGAAGGGTTATTAGATGAAAAAGACACTTTTTCGAAATCGGACGAACCTAAAGGAGAACTAGAACCCAATACTCCTTGTTAATCTCTAGAATCTCAAGTTGCGTGGGCTGGATTTGAACCAGCGACCTTCAGCTTATGAGGCTGACGAGCTACCAGACTGCTCTACCTCGCAAGTAATTAATTGTGGATCGCATTTACTTGAATGCCGTCTTAAAGCATAGTAAATGTTTCATGATGGATTTCGAAGGTCACTAGGCTCCACCAAGACTGAAGGTAGCCTACGATCACTAGATCCACAAAGTCGGAATGACGGGATTTGAACCCATAACCACCTGCTCTCCCAGTCCACCATATAGATGGACTCGCCAAAGCAGGTACTCTACCAAATTGAGCTACATTCCGATTTAGTCCAGCATCCTCAATAGGTCTGTATAGATACTGGACGAAGTGTTTTGAGTTGCGGTTCGTTAATCCGCTTCACCGTTCTCCACGAACGGTAATCCTACTTTAGACGAAACTCAAATTCCTATTTCTTCTCAAGAATTCCCATTTTTATGAATCTCTTGTAAACCGCCACATGAGAAACTCCAAACAATGAACCTATTTCTCTACATGACATGACTTTCTTCAATTCAATTGCTTCTTCAATCGAAGGGTCAAATTTTCGCCTAGCTTTCATGTTAGCTATCGCTTTTTCTTTTTTTAATTTCTTATTGACTACAGCTTTTTCTTTCTTCTCTTTCACTGTGGTAGTCAATCCGAAAGACTTTAATATATCGCAGATTGTTCCTTTAGATGCTTTTAATTCATTTGCAATGTCAATTATTCGCATCCCGTTTTCAAACTTAGACTTGACAATGTCTCTATCGAGCTTAGGTTGTATTTCTTTAATATGGTTTGAATGATATTCTATTTCATCTGCATACTTTACATCAAAATCAAAATCGTAATGTTCTTCTGCATGGCATTGAGCACATAGAACAACACATTTGCCTAGTTCAGCCTTGACAATATCTGTGATGTTCCCATCGACTATCATACCTCTCATAGCATTTACTGCATCGGAAAGATCAAAGTTTTTAGTAGAAGGATCGATATGGTGAAAATCCAATGCACTGACATTTTTAGAGTATCCGCACTTAATACAAGAACATGTTCCAATGTGATTTAGTAGCTGAATCTTTATTTCATTTTTATGAGTTAAATTCAATGAATCAAATGGAGCATGTTTATCTCTATGGCAGTTCCTGCATAGTAATTCACACTTCTTAGCTTCCCTTAGCAGTGTGCTTATTCTACTATCTGATGTTCCTATTGTAAATGATTTAACATCTTCACCTTTATGATGAAAATCATAGAGGCGATATGTATCACCACATATAGAACATCTATTGCCTAGTAGATTTGTTAACCATTTACGTTTAGCTTTAGTTCTTATTCTTGTTAGGATATACTTGTTCATTTCAAGTATTTAGATGTCGAACCTAACAAAAATAACTTAACAGACGGAGAGGGACTCGAACCCCCACATCAACTGATTAACAGTCAGCTCGCGTACCATTTGCGTATCCGTCTATGCTCAAAAATGGACCAACTCAGAATCGAACTGAGATTATCGCAGTGCAGGTGCGAGGTTCTACCATTAAACTAAAGGCCCGTTAAATGATTTTTCAGTGAACCATCTTCACACTATAAAAGTGTTAGGTCGTATAGGATTCTAACCGTTCTACCGAAAGTATGCAAAATTAGACAAGCCTGATTTTACGCTTCCGATTTCTTGCTTCAACGACCAGCACTGTTTAGCTTTCACCAAACTGCAACCTCCGATCTCTGCAAGCGTCAGGCTTTGCCTTGGCAAGGCCGGATTTCGGCGGAACTCGCCGTATCCTGCACTGTTTTTCAAGTGCAATGTTGCGTTTCCGCAACGATTTGACCATTTCTGGTCTGGTTGTTGGCCAAAGGCCAACGATTTAGATGTCGAATCGTCAAACAAATCAATGCTTGATTTGGTGGCCTTGTGGTCACCTCTTCATCTAAACTTTATTGTAGCAAACTTTGCCACAAAACTCTACTCTTTTTTGAGGAATCTTGAGATCCCTCAAAAATGCACACTTTTATCTAAGTTTACTCAGTTTCTCACAGATTTTTAGATGCTGTTAGAAACCTACTCCGAAGAACCTAGATAGTCGCATCTCTATCATCAGCTATGGATCTCCGAAAATCATTATCTCAAAAGTGCGTGGACTAGGACTCGAACCTAGAAGATCCTTTCAGATCACGGCTTATCAGACCGTTCGCTTGAACCAGTTTGCATATCCACGCCTTAAATATTAGTTCGAATTATTTTAGTGCCCCCAGTCGGACTCGAACCGACCACCTTTGGATTTTCAGTCCAACGCTCTGACCTCGTATGAGCTACAGGGGCATTTGAGTCTTGATGCGTATTTGGCTGACTCATCGCCATATGTGATGCACACCTCACCTTGCAAGATCCTCTGAGTATATCTCTTGCACGTTCTAATCAACCTCATCGATTGCCCTCAGTAGAAGCAAAGCACTAGACAGGGCTTGAACCTGCAACCAAATGCGTGGAAGGCATTGACTCTACCATTGAGTTACTAGTGCATTATATATGTTTAATGGAACAGTACGCCTATCGCGGTTCGAACGCGAAGCCTGAACATTAGAAGTGTCCTGCTCATCCAATTGAGCTTTAGGCGCATTATTTCTGTAGACGGAATCGAACCGTCCGAGTAAATCACCTCAGCGCCTGTGACAGCCCAAGGCAAACCACCTCTCAGACTGCAAGCAGTCTTTAAGATGTCTCTACCCGCAACAGTTTGTGACTGAGTTTCTATCCTTGGCTGGATGCCAGTTCAATACTCGCCAGTCGGTATCTGTTTCGTTCACAATATTTTCGTAAAGTGAACCGCGACCAAGATTGTCAAAGAATCTCAATTAGAGACTGGGTGTCTCTGTAATCAAAAGTAACTTAGTTTCTCGTTACTATCAACTTCAAAAGAATTTCGCTTGGTTTCCCTTGCCTCGTTCCTTGCTGCCGACCCTAACAAGATAACTTAAGAGTTTCGACTTGTCAACCAGTTTTTCAGAGGTCTTTCGAAGCTGCCTTCGTTGTCTCTCTGCTGGTGTATCTCTAAGATAACCTAGAGACCTTGACTCGTCAACTACTTTTTTCTCTTCCGCTCAACTAGGCCCTTTGGCTTTACTCTCAGGTCCTATACATACAATTATAACGTACTTCTGTAAGCTCGTCATTATATTTAGAGCTTTTTTTCAGAAGTATGTTTTTATCCAATTACTCAATCTTTAAAGCCTTTGCGAGTTTGTGACTGTGGTCTCGCATACTTCTTCAATCTCTCTAGTGCATATCTTGCATCTTTAATAGATCTCAAGTCTTTAGCTAGAGTCTGATTAACATTCTCGCTAATGTACTGAATAAAAAAGTCTATTTCATTGTTACGATTAGCCATTTCCTCTTCATAAGAAGGTAGTCTCTTAGGTTCTCCTAATTCAGTATCATTTTTATTAAATGTATATGTACTGAAAGAACCTGTTCCTCTTTCAGGTATTACAATCTCTACTCTTTCTTCCGCTTCTTTTTTAATTCTATCTGCTTCTGCTTCAGCTTTTGCAGCAGCCTCTCTCTCCAATTTAAGATTATGACTTAATACAATAGAGTTTAAGAACTTCAAAGCCTTTTCGAATCTAACTACATCGGTGTCAGGGATAGTCATCTTCAATAGATTTCTACGCTGAGTTAATGTAAAGTCGTATATATTTGGAGTTGAGTGTACTAGTCGAATGATAATTGAATTGTCTTTTTCGTCAGTGAACTTAAACTCAACATTTACGAACTTTGCTAGTTCCTTAATATACTCAACAGCCCATTCAACAAATTTAGAATCTATTTCAACCTTGAATAACTCAACTATTTGAGCTTTAGCTTGCTCTTTCATAGTATATGGATGGAATACATTGGAGAATTCAGATCTTGCAATCAAATCCCTTACAATAATCATTTTCTCTCTAAATGTTAAATAGCTATTAATTGTTGGATTTTCTAATTCAGGAAGTACATCAACTCCATTTAGAATTAGAGCTTCTGAGTTCTTGTCTACTATAACACCATTGCCATTATCTGCAACTTCCTGGGGAGCTTCGTTCATCAAATAGTCATATTCTGAGCTAGGAGCTAGAGCGTTCTCTAGTTCCTCTGCTCTGATTTGAGCTACGGTCTTCTCTTCTGATTCTACGATTTTCTCTTCCATTAAAATCTCCCGATGTAGGTGTATTCATATTATAGCAAAAAACACGTCAAGTAATTGGCGTGTTTAATTTCTACTCTTGTTTAAGAATTATGTAACAAACTATGAAATTTAACAAAGACGCTCTAGCATCTCGCTCATTTCATCGCAAGTGGCTATTAGTGTCGTAGCAGTGCCTTAAATCATCTTTTCTTATGCATTCGAGTATATTCAAGCGATTCCATCCTCTCTCAATGACACTAGTTCTCTGCAAGGAGTCCTACCACAAAAACCTAGATTTAATTCACTATCATATTCGAGTAAATGTAATACAAAACCACCGCATTTAGGGCATGTCATATTTCGTCTACGTCTAATATGATATTCTGCATGATATGTTGATTTTCGTCTACATTCTTTGGATGTTTTATATCGTCTGAATGTAAAGGAAATACAATTTAAAATTCTAAATCTCTTTTTATATACATCTCTAAACAAAGGTTCTAAGTAGAAGCACCCTTCAATAAAAGGAATCTTTTTAACTTCTACATGAAAGAATTTTCTACCAATTCTAATTACATCATGTTGGTCTAGATATTTAAACCAAACTTCATATTCAGCTCTCATACAGCTTCAACTCTAGGGTTTAAGATGTTTTCTATTTCATCGTTAACAGAAGCCATATACTCATGAGTCATAACGCTATCAAGATCACATTCAATAGGACATCTAGAGAACCAAGTATCTCTTTCAGCTTTTAAATATGCTGCACAGTCTGCGTATCCAGTCAATGGAGTTTTGTGTATGACGAATGCAATGTCAATGTGTCCAATCTCAGAGAATTCCACATCAATTCTAAGTCTGATCCACAATCTAGGTACTTTTTCGTCAGGGTTTGTTGATCTCCATCCACTACCCTTTCCCATCTTAGAATTGACGATTGGATGGCAGGTCAAATACTGCTTAAAGTATTCTAGATATTTACCGCCCTCTTCCATAGTCCATCCATCTTTCATTCTGCATCTCCCTCAGAATAGCCCTGCAGCTCCAATTCAAACTGAATTGCATCATTCAGTTCATCCATGTGTTTCTTTTTCAAAACATCTGCAAATCGAACCTTAACATCCAGAGTCTCCCAACCGTCAGCATCAACTGCTTTCATATAAGAAGCGCAGTCTGCATTATACTTGTGAGGTGTCTTGTATATCAAGGTGTTTACATTAAAGTCTCCAATATCACTTGTGACAACCATTCTAATCTTCATTAGTGATATTGGCTTACTACTATCAAATCCAATAAGGTCTAGCATTACAATAGTATCAATTGATTTTAGATTATCTACATGCTCCTCGAAATACTTTTTGTATTTGAGTTGATCCTTTTCAGTCCAATCGTTATTCCAATTGACCTTTTGCACATTTAACTCCTTTGGCTTCAAGTTCTTTTCTAACTGCATGACAGGCTTTTATTAAAAGCATTGTATCATAATTAAAGATCCTACCGTCTACTTTAATTCGCTTCTTTAACATAGCTCGACTATTATCACCGGGGCTTAATTCAGACTTATAATGTCTTCTGACAACCTTCATCATCTTTGGATTGTTAATATCATCAGCTCTATCGCGCTTCGGGATGAAGTATTGAAGCTCTCCAGCCTTTTCGTTGGCTAGGTTGTATATCGCCTGTTCAAGTGAGATGTTGGATATGTTAAAATTCATTGTTTTAATAACATCACCTCCATCATATTCATCATCCCGAACATCATCGCATAATTGAACTTCTATATCATCTCCATATGAAATCATGCAAATAGATTTGATCTTCCCTTTAGGTTTCACTAAATTGGCAGTGAGGTAATACCCTTCTGGATCAACTCTAACATCTTTAAGCATTTACATTCCTTTCAGTATCCATAGGACCTAAATCATCTACTTCTCTGATGATCGGCTGTTTTTGGCTTCTCTTTTTACGACCTTGCTTGTCAATAGGGATCATGTAATCGCCTTCGATCACATATCCAAAATGGCGAGGTTCTTTAGTTGCTTTATTCCAAGGTCCGCTCAAAGTATTCCTCCAGATGCGAAAAAAAGGATCTGATTATTAGTCAGATCCTATCCCGGTATTCCCTATTGCTAGGTCTCATCTACTGGAATGCCCTCACAATAATGCCGTTTGTCCAGTAGCTCCAGTTCCCCTCTTTACATGCAGATCATACGAGGGGCGTTTATCTGCGGCAGTACCATCAAGATAACCTGCTGTGCTCTGGCTGTCCACTCTTTTTTCGAATTATGTTGGCGGCTTCTATGATTGCATTTGCGACATTTTTGAATTTCTCTTGCGACCATCTATTATCTGAAATTGGCATTCCAACTTGAGCTGCTAATTCAAGAGTTGCATCGTTATCTGCAGTTTCTAATCTAGTATTCCCAATTAACTTAAAATATTTGTTAGATATTGCTATTTTTGGTCTAATGCTCATGAGTGCATTACCAAGTAAATTGAGACCCTTCCAATTAGCATAGTCTAATATTGCATCATCTGTTTCTCTTAAGCCAACTCCCCAAATTTTATCATAATGAGCTGCCTCAACTAATACCTTTCCATTAGATGATAGTAGATATTCAGCTAAGTCTTGATTTTGTGTGAATTTCAATAAATTACCTTGTACTACAATTAGATATCTAATAGACTCCCATATACTTTCATTATAATTTGAAACTTGCCTTCCATATTCTTTAATTTCTTTCATGTTCGATGATTTCATAATAAGCTCTGCAGTAGCTGAATCTCCGAACACCTGTGCCTTCCGAAACATCATATATTGTTCAGCACTATTAAATTCTATATCATCTGCAGTGAATTTACACTTAAACCATTGAGAGAATGGACCTCTGACAAAATATACATGTGTTTCTGTCACTCTTTCGAAATCACCTAATTGCATTCTATTCCTATTCACTAAGTACCTTTTTATTATAGCAAAACTCCCGCTTTTGACGGGAGTTCTGGATTAGGTTTCAACGAACTTCTGGATTTCTTCGGGTGTGTTCGTGATCTGCTTCTTGTAGATCGCATCCATGATCTTCCTCTGGATGTCTCCTAGAGCCTTTCCTTCAAAACCCTTCGAGATTAGCCAATTGGAATCAACCTGTACTTCCTTATTAGACAATGGGACGCCTTCCAGCGCCTTTACCTTGTTTGTCAGTTCAGGTGTTCCGATTGAAACAAAAGCATCTCTCACAAAAGGCATGTATCTTTCATTCTTGTACATGACCTGCAGTGGATCTCCATCCTTTAATCGTCTGGAGACCGTGATTGCATTGGACACGTCAGTTGGCAGCTTCAACTTGTTGAAATCGCCACCGTTCAAGAACAGTAGAATCATGTTGACGATGAATTTGTCTCCAGTGACCTTACGAACTACGATTGGATTGAAATCAGACCCAAAGATGTGCTTTCCGAGTCCAGTTTCTGTGAGCAACTTGACGAAATTGTCGTTCGATTCGAAAGATCCCTTGGTGAAAGCCTTCTTGAATTCCTCCAAGATGCGTTCGCCTGTGATATTGTCGATCAAAGAAACATTATCTCTGATTGCCTTGAGTGTTTCTGGTTCAATTCCAAAGCCAAACCTATTGGCGAACTGGATTGCACGCAGCATTCTCAGTGGATCTTCAGAAAAACGCTCCTTAGGGTCTCGAACAGCCTTGATTTTGCGATTCTTGATGTCCTCGACACCTCCGAATGGATCAACATACTCTCCAGTTTCCACATCCTTTGCGATTGCATTGAAGGATAGGTCCCTACGAGCCAAATCAGCCTCGACCGACAGTGAAGGGTCTCCGAAAGCCTGTAGATCGTCATGTCTGCCAGAGCCACCATAGACTTCAGTTCTAGGAATGGCGAAGTCATACGGCTCCTCAGATCCATCAATGACGGCCTTGATAACCTGCATCGATTCCCCGACATTGGTGGACACTATCTTATCGGAAATAGCTGCAAGTGCAGTCTTCAGGTCTTCAAATGCCACATTTGTAACCAAATAGTCGATATCCTTGGACTTCACACCCAAGATTTCATCGCGAACAACTCCACCTACTCGATACAGTTTGTTTTCATTAGCCTGATCGAACTTCTTAGCAGTCTTCACGGCGTTCAAGATCTTGCTCTCGGTTGCGGTTGAGTCTATTGCTTCGTAGATGTAGTTCTTGAATACCATTTTCTTCACTTTTATCCCCCTATATGGTAGCAATCTTCAGTGTTAATGGTAAGATAAACCATTTGAACGGAAGTGTCAACACATTTCTAGGTGTTATTTATTGGCTATTTTATCTCATCTATCTGTTATTATGGTTTCTTTTTATTTTACTTATTTAACTAAATATTTTCACTATGAGAGACAATGGATGGGAAGCGACTTTCGAAAAAGAATATGGCGGCGGATATGATCGTTCTAATTGGAGTGGCACAATTCGCAGGGAATATCATAATCATAATGAAGTCAAACCTTTACCAGATATTCATGACGTTCCATGTCACCCCCATCAACCACCTCCACCTAATAATACAGTTATCAGTCTATTTGATTTCATAGATAATAAAAATCACGATGTATTAGTTGGACCTCCAACTTCACCTCCAACCAAAGATACTTTATATGGTCCTTGGGTTGAAAATTCAATCACATATCTATCAGTGGGTGCTAATGGTGTATGGAAACATATCAAATTATCAAGTAGTATTACACCTGTAGTTCCTAGTGGAGTATATGGTTCTAAAACAGCCGTCCCTGTTTTGGAGTTTAATGAAGAGGGTTTAATAGTAGGTTTAACTGTAGAAGATATTACTTTCGATGTTAATATCATACCAGATTCTGGTGTAATTGCAGGTGTATATGGATCTGTAACCGGAAATGTAGCTAAAATACCTTCTATTACAGTTAATGATAAAGGATTCGTGACTAATGTAGTTGAAGAATCTATTTCCATCTCAAGCGATATGAATTTTGTCTTTGAACAAACAAATCCAGCTCCTATTTGGAGTATTACTCACAATATGGGTAAATATCCATCTGTGACTGTAATTGATAGTGCAAATAACATAATAATAGGTGAAGTTCACTACGATTCTACCAATTCGCTTACCGTTTCTTTCTCGGGTGGATTTTCAGGTAAAGCGATTTTAAATTAATCGAAAAAATGGCCTAATCTAAATATGCTCTAAGGGGAGTGTTACAAATGGCTATTATATACGGCGCATCGATTAATCTATCAGGTAATGAAATACAAAACTTCAGGGTTCATAATCTGGCTGCGGCTCCAACTGCAACAAAAGGTGCTTCCTATTTCGATACAGGTGTTAATAAATTTTTAGGGTATAATGGTACGTCTTGGATTGACTTGTCGGCTGGAGGTACAGTAACTTCAGTTGGATTGTCTCTACCTGCTATTTTCAATGTTACTAACTCACCTGTGACTGGGGTTGGAACTTTAACAGCTACCCTAACATCTCAAGCAGCTAACACAGTATGGGCGGCTCCAAATGGATCTGCAGGTTCCCCTACCTTTAGACTTCTTGCTGCCGCTGACATTCCTGCGCTTGCTGCCAATATTATTACATCTGGAATATTGGCTACTACTGTAGGTGGTACTGGAGTAAATGGAGCAACTGCGGCTAATGGTACTTTGTTAATTGGAAACGGCACTGGATATACTCTCGCCAATTTAACTGCAGGTACAGGCATTGGTATTGCCAATGGTTCTGGTAGCATCACAATTTCGAATACAGGTGTAACTTCTCTTGTAGCAGGTACTAATATTTCAGTATCGGCTTCAACTGGAGCAGTTACTGTTTCAACTAGTGCAACTCCATCGTTCACAAGTCTAACTGTCAATGGTCAGGTTTTAACTGCGGCTGCAACCCCGGCACTTAATACAGATATTATTACATATGGATATATACTAAACCAGTCATTTGGTTTTAGAGATTTTAAAGAATCTGTAAAGTATATGGTAAACTCTTTGTCAGGGTTGACATATACTGCAACTGCAGGTACATATTCAAATGGTCAGATTACAGTTGCACCTAATACTCTAAATGCAACTGCATTGGTTGTTGGTGATAGAATTCTATTGAATGTAACAGGTGGAAATGCAGCTAATGGTATTTACGTTGTTACTACTGTAGGTACAGGCGCTAATGGTGTGTGGAATCGTGCTCAAGATTTCTCGAACGCAACTAACACTTCATTGGGTGCATATGCATATGTTGAAGCTATTCAGGCTGGTTATATTCTTGCAGGTCCAACTGGAAATCTAACAATTGGTGGAGCTTCTGGATCAGTTCTAGTATTCAATCAGTTTATGGGTGCGGGTACATACCTTGCGGGTTCTAATCTAACCCTGACAGGTAATACATTTGCTTTGAATGCAACTCTAACCGGATTAACTGCTGTTACCACTGCAGCTTTAACCGTTGGATCATTAGCTGGATTGCTAAAGGCTACAGCAGGTGTTGTTTCTGCCGCAACTGTAGGAGTTGATTATCTCGCGCCTTCTGCGATTTCAGGCACAACTAACAATATCCCTAAATTCGCATCTACTTCTACTATCGGCGCTTCGTTATTGAGTGATAATGGTACTACTCTTACATATACAGGAACCGCAGGTATTACAGCTCCAGCGTTAACTGCATCTGGGTTGACTGTCGGCGCACCTGTCAGAACCACCACTGGTGGGTTGTTAACAACTGGCGCAACAGTATTGTCTGGTACTGAAGTGTCCGGTATTCTACCAGTGGCTAAGGGTGGTACTGGATTAAATGGTTCAACTGCAGCAAATGGTAGTCTTTTGATTGGAAATGGTACCGGATATACACTAGCTACCTTAACTGCAGGTGCAAACATCACTATTAGTAATTCTGCAGGTGGAATCACTATTAGTGCAACCGCAGGTGGAGCTGGAACTGTTAATAAGTATGTAGGTACTATTACAGGTGACGGAACTAGTACTAGCTTTGCAGTTACTCACAATCTAAACACAAATGACGTTGTATGTGTCGTTAGAGATAATAATTCACCTAATGTAACTACTTGGGTTGAACAAAGATCTTCATCGGTTAATGCAATTACGCTTGTATTCGGTATAGCTCCTTCGAATGGAACTGTATATAATGTTGTGATTATTGGTTAATCGAAAATAACTTTCTTAATAAAAAAGGCTCCAGTTGGAGCCTTTTCTTTTTTATACTATTTTCATTTCATGAGGGGAGATGTAGTATTTTCCAGGTGTGTAATCTGCATATCCTTCTATTCGATTGCCTTTATATCCGGGACTTGGAGGATTAGGTAGATTCTTCACATCTCTCAATTGACGGTAGATTTTTATATCAGATGTATCGTCAATTGTCATCCATTCATAATATGCATCGAATGGGATGATATTTTTGAATTTCGGAATCAATTCTACACAGAAATGATCCAGCTCAAACTCAACATACGGTCCATGATCGCCATATACCATTCTATTATATTGTGATGCTAGTAAAGTGCCACCTAGAGACGTGAATTGTTTACTATCATCTCCAAATTCATGCAACCCAAATACACTTTCAATCTTTTTTCGATCTTTAATGCGATTTGGGTATATCGCAGTAGATTTCTTTAGTCTTGAAATGTATTTAAGGTGCTTTTCGAGCATACGTTCTTACAGGATTAGCTTTGTTGGGGTTGATTCGTGTAGATTTGTGATGATCTTCGGAGTTTCAACTGTAATACCAGATGGAGATGCATTTCCGACTGGCTTATTGGTCAAAACATCCTTACCTGCATCCAATCTCAACTGCATTACTTCTGGACTTGGAAGTGCATCTTCATCCTGTGCAGTTGCATCTGCAATTCGCTGCATTAGCTCCTGTCTACGCTCTTGTTCGGCCTTTTCTGCGGCATGAGCTGACTCTAGAATCTCTCTAGCCTCGCACATGCCATCATCCATAGCCAGAACAGTCTGAGAGTGCTGCTCTAGTGCATCATTCCAGACCTCTTCTCCATCTTCAGAGTAGTAGTCCTTACATGCCTCATATACAACAGCTTTATCATATTCGAGTTCTACAATAGTGTTGTAATATGAAGTGAGATCTTCACCCTTAAAATTCCACATTCTTGATGGAACAATAGGTGCGTTGAATTCATTTAACTCTCGAATGAAAGTTGCCTGTGGAGTTGAATAGTAATCAAAATTGTAAACAACTCGACCGTCCTTAAGAACTAAAAACGGTAGAGTCGCATCCAAAAACTGAAGGCGCTTTTCATTGTACGGTACTCTAGTAAGTGTCTTTTCCATGTCTTTATTATAGCACGAAATAGTCACTCTGCTAGAAAATCAACGTCAATTGCCTCATATGCCTTTGTGCCTTCAACTATATATTCTAGGTTAGATCTGCTTTTTTCAATAGCCAATCTCACTTCATCTGCTTTGATTTTCGCATCGAGTTCTCGATTTACTTCAGGTAGTAATTCATCTTCAATGTATTTTACGCTAGATGCCTCTGCCAATTCAATATTAGTGAAATTAATGTCAGTGTCATAGTCAATTGATTCGTGTAATACACATCTACGTCTATCTAGAAACGCTTCAAGCGCATCATATTCTTCCTCATGTCCATCTCTAGTATCGAAATGCCAGAAACACATGATGATTTCCTTGCTATCCTTATTATTGCGAAGTGAATATAGCTGAAGCGAAATATCAAGATGTTCTGAAATAGTGTCCTTGGTGAAATGCTCTAATATGGCTTCTTCATTAGGTGTATATTCAATTACGAAATACCGTCTAATGAAGAAAGGGACATTACGCAGAACATCTAACATTCTGCGTTGAATCCCTTCATATTGCATGAGGTCTATTTCTTTCTCATTTGAAATTCTCATCGAAGTCCTCGAAGAGTCAGGTATTCTAAACTCTGATCCTGTGCCTGTAGCATGTACTTGTCGAGCAACCACGCATCCCAGAATTTATAGTCAGGTTCTGGTAGTTCATTTGGAATCTGCAATACTCTTTCGATTTCATCAGAGATCCAATTCTCAATGTAGGTCTGGTTGTATTTACCAGCCCTTACATCTCGAAGATCCTGAACTCGATCTGAAGGGAATTTAACCCTTGCAGTAGTCAGATACTCCTCCAACTGCCACACAATTCTAAGTGCATGGTAATATGCCTTTAGATCTAGTCCTTTGTTATCTGCTGCAGCTTTTGCTCTAAGACCAAAAGCCTCTAGCTTCGCCTTGAGAACAGGAATTACTTCAGACAATCCCCTAGAAGCAGGAAATTCACAATCAGGTCCAACGAAATACAATTCCTTTGAACCGTGATGTAATTCCTTTTCATATGTCTTGAAGTGTTGAAGCCCTTCAATCTTTAGATGCTGGAGTGAATCTCGAATATTGAATTTAATGCTGAGACTATTAAGTTGCTGGAGAACATCCTGCAACTCATTGTACTTTTCACCCTTCATTGAGTACTTCGAGGCTTGTGAGCGCACATAGCCAATATACGGCATTACATTTCGAGTGACTAGTTTATCCCTTAAAGAGATAATCTCATCCCACATTGCAGTCTTTTCGAAATACAATGATTCGGGGGTGTATAGTAGATCAGCGGCATATGTCTGACCTCCAAGACAATCCTTGATGAAGGTACGCAATTCCTTGGATTCGAAATCAACGTCATCCTTGGTGTTACGGCCCTTTGCGTTGGTATTCTGATTGAATCCACCACTATCCTTGCCAGTAAGCATGATATCGGTGGCATTCATATGGATTTGCTTATAATCCATATCAGAGTCTGGTGTACTGGTTCCATATAGATGCGAACCATATAGTGATTTGAAAATTACTTTATACGCCATCGGTATTCTCTTTCTTTAGTTGATCGATTACGATTCTAACGTAATTCACTGCTTCACCAAATCGATCTGCTGGAGGTCGAAGCCTTTTTTCAATAGCTTCGATGGTAGTTGCTTCGACATCCCATCCATCTTCAAGTCCAAAGCATGAGCAATGTCCCGCCTCGACTTCATATAAGCAACCATCCTTACGCATGAGGACGTATGCACTTCCATCATATCCATCGATGACGTAGCTGGCAAGTAGAATTTCAAAACCATCAAGTTGTTCATCTGACAACCTGAATTCTCGCTTGAGATCTTCAATATCATTGAAATCGTTTACAAACATGTGATCCTCATTTGTTAATTTACTGTAAATCCATCACAGAATCCATCTTCTGTATATTGGTAGAGCGACATTGCATCTAAATTAGATTGCATTTCATTGTAATACTCGACCATTGCGGCGTATTCATCATCGCTCATATCTAATTGTTCATGTGACATGCTTATTAGCCAAGATAACTTGCGACTCTCAACATGTCAACTAGTTTTTTGAGCGTTCTAAATAATGCTGAGGTATTTACTATGTTACAGAGTGAAATGGAAAAATTTAATACAGCATTCGAACAGGTTCCTAGCAAACCGTTCGCCGCTCCAGCGTCAATGTTGGAATCTAGAGAGTCTCGGATTACTCCAGCTCCTTTAATGGAATCTAGATTGAATATTAAGAAACAGAATGATAAGAAGAAGGCAGATAAGCAAGATTCATCTAAGACGTTGAATGAAGCTGCAGTTAAAGTATCTGATCTTTACGGTACATATATCATGGAAGGTGTTCTTGAGAACGCAAAGAGATTGCATCCAGAGAATGCGGCTCAGATTGAAGCATTTGAATATGCATTATGTGAAGCGGCTACAAAGGCCAAGGAGTTCCTATCGTGAGATTATCCATCCTAGAGTCCCTAATGTCAATCGAATCGCCTGTGACTACGCCTAACGGTGGCCTCATGGAAGACGATGGTGGCACATCAGCAGGTGCTCTAGGTGCAGTTGCCTCTGCCGATGCTGTTGGCCCTGAAGGGGCATCTGTGCAGGGTGTAACAACCACTGCAGACGTTGCAATGTATCCACAGTACCTTGGATTCTCATATAGGGGTGGTACTGTTAAGATGCACAATAAGCCTAGAAAGACAAAGAGTCTCTTTGAAGAGACTCTTTCTAAAGAAGTTGGTTCGATGTTTGAGGAGTATTCGGCTAAATTAGCGAAGATTCCTCAATTAGAAACCATTTCCGAGGAAGTTTAATCCTTATGTTTTTGCTTCCTCAAGAATTTTCTAACATCATCGATAAATTTCTCACCTGACATTGTTAGCTTCAGTTTTCCATCTTCACTAGGGGTTAAAAAACCCTTTTTCATTGCATCCTTTACTTTGGATTTGTCGAAATCCCTGAAGTACTGATTGATCTGTGCAAGGAGATCCAATTTCCAAGACTGAGCTGACATTGTATTCTAGTAGCCTTTCATACCCGGACACATGTCTGGGGTTCATACTACTATTCTAGCAAGAATCAGGTGAACATGGTGAAGCATCCATGATCTTCTGAGTATCGCACTCCACATCGAATCAGGTCAACGCACTGTTCCTCAGTGATGACCTCTGCTAGTTTATCCAAATTGGTCGAAATGTAGATTTCGTCATGTTCTGCGGCTGAGATAATATCAGTCTTGCTACCGGGAATTAGCTTATCGAGTAGAATGAATGCGTGTAGATCTGGGCGAGTTGTGAACTTCGTTTCCACCTTTTCGAACTTAAGATATTCGTCATTGTATTTTTCGTCTTGGAAAATTGCAGCAATGTTAACAGTCATTTAATTCTCCTTCTTCTTTAGATTGGAGAGTCGAGAAAGCTCTTTTCTCATCTCTTCCTTATGCATTTCAACTCCAAGAGTTAGTAGTAGGTATGAATATTGTTTAATTGCCTCCTTGACATCGGCACTAAACTTATCGCTCAATTCTTCATCACTCTTATTGAATGTATACGACTCTAAAATCAATGCATCTACATTCACAGTATCTATGTCAGTAATTGGAGTGTCGAAATCTTCGGGTTTTTCAATTTGTTCTGGTTCAAATGGTAGATTATTATCGACCATATGCTCATCTTCAATGTATTCTGAGAAAGATGCTTTTAGTGTATCGATTGCGCTCATTACAATTGCAGTCAAATCTCCAATTACATTATCAATTTGATGAGTGAATTCCAATCTAATTGCAGATTGTTTAGTCTCATTGATTAGTTTTTCTAGTTTAGCTCCAAATGGAGAATTAAAATCTTCCACGCAACACCTCCTAAAAATGACTGTCGATAGACACCTTAGAAGATAAACACGTCAGGTTGGAGTGTCAACCGATATTTCACCGTTTCGTAGCTGATCTAGTAGATCGCCCATGTTATTCCCCTTGAATTTGATTGATTTTGTCTTAGTTTCAGTTAATGCTATTTCACCATCAGCGGCTGGAGGTGTCTTCATCATCTTTGCCATCTCTGATTGTTTCTGAAGAGCCATTAATTTAGAACATGCATCTAATAGAGTCTTGCTCATATCAGAATACACTTCAAACATTCTAGGTTCAGCTCCAACTAGAATAGAACCATCCATAATCTCTAAGGTAGATTGTACTTTGACTATTAGAATCTTAATAGTTTCTCTAATATACTCTTTATCTTCAAAAGTCTCTTCTGGATTAGCTAATACTTCCTTAGCAGCGTCTATGGCAACTGCAGTATTCTTCTTAACTGTCTTTGCAAGTCCTTTGGGTATAGGAGTTGACCCTAATTCAATGTTAAGAGCTGATTCGAGTCCTCCGAATGCAGTCTTAGCTTTAGACTCTTTTTCTTCTTTTACTTTTTTTATTTCGGCTATCAGATCATTGTCTGTTCCGCCTAACCAGTCGTCCATATTTTTATTTAGCTATTAGAATCTATAAATATTGCTTGAGGTAAAAAAATGAGTATTCCACAGAAGATCAAAGTAAAAGGTGACATCTATCTAGCTGAATCAATTGCGCCTAATAAAACAGGTGAGAGGCTGGAATATAGAGGTGGGACGTATATAAAGGAAGAACTTCCTGCTGAATATGTGATGTTCGAAGGTGTTGCATATAAGAGAGGTGAGCGTATTGATGAATATACTCGCAAGGTTATAACTGAGTCTGTTGGTAAGAAAGTTCCTGCTAAGATTAGTGTCGGTGGAAAGACTTTTAAAGTTAAAAGTGATAAGGAATAATCATGTCAATTGAACCTGATAGAAGTAAGAAAATCATCGTAGAAACTATTGAACCTCGGCAGAGAAATCTTAAAGAGGCTCTCGATGATGTAGATGAGCTTCCTTGGGAAAAGAAAGCGAAATAAAAAAGGGCCTTATGGCCCTTTTTCTTTAGCTTCCCAAGCCTCTCTAAAAGACTTGGCATATTTCTTAATCCAATCAACCGCGACTTCGTTAATTGGGATGCATCTATCTTGACTTATTGATTTTATTTGTCGATATTTCTCAATTTCAATTGACTGGGCGTTAATATATTCGCTCATATTATTATAGTTTTTTAATCGACTTATATGAGCTTCTATTATATTTTTAATGTTTTTGCCATTAATATATGGTATTATTAGTAGAGGTATGTTATTGGATGTGCAATAATTATATTTCATTAGATCATTTTTGAACCCCGATGTGAATTTTTCAATTGATCTTTGATGTGAACTAGATCCGAATTTAGTCAGCCTATAATGCTGAACCCCGTTATATTCAATCAGCGATTTAATTCCATTAACAGTAATCTCAAAATCAAACCATAAGTATCTCCCGCTAATATTTGATTTTATCCGATGTTGTTGTGTATGTTGTATGTTATTTTCAACCAGAATATTTCTAATCATCCTTTCACCTCGCGATTCTTTACAAATATGACAACCTTGTCCAGATAAATGACAGTTAGGTTTTTGCTCAAATTCTCCATGTATTTTACATTTTATTTTTATTTTTGACTTACTATTAACATATACTACATTTGAATAATCATATAAATCTCCATGTATTAACCTAAAATCCTTTATAATATCTTCATTTGTCTTATACCTACCTTTGCACTTGGGGCATCCAGCTCCAGATAAATGTTCGATTATCATTTGGCTGAAAATATATGGATGTTCGTGTTTATTGCAAATAATATTCATTTTATCTTTTAGGGTGAAATAGTCCGGTATTTCATATTCAAATTCATTATCATTGATTAAAGATAGCTTATGTAATAATTCGCTTTTTGTTGATATCTTCCCTCTGCAAGGCAGGCATCCTTTTCCTTGTAGATGGTGATGTGCCACTACTTCGAAAAACGTATTACATTTATTACATAATATTTTCACCTTTTCGCTTGATTTTGTATATATTGTGTTTTCATATGAATAATTATCTCCATGTATCTTTTTTGCTTTATAAATGAAAGAGTCAATGTCCATTCGTCTCATTTTATTGCAAAAAGGGCATCCTTGTCCTTTTAGGTGGCCATGTGGTGTTTGTTCAAATGTATTTGTGCATTTGTTGCATTTTATTTTTAGTTTGTCTGTCGCCTTGGTGTATATTGATTCACGGTAATCATATAAACTACCGTGAATAACAATAGCTCTATTGATGAATGATGTCGTGTCTCCAATCATCAAAATATTTATTAACTCATATAAGTATCCATGAAATCTTCAATTGTCATGACTGGGATTCCATAGCTATCGGCCTTCTTGGTTTTCCCAGAGACTTGATCCAAATCTGCGACAACTAGAACTGTAGTAGTCTTTTTGACACTGCTATCTTCCTTCCATCCCTTCGCTTCGAGGCGCTTTACCTGAGCTGAAGAGAATCGAGTTCCGGTGATACAGAAACTGCCGACAGTCTCAACGATCTTCTCATCAACAATCTTCATTACAGAATTGACTTTCTCGAAGATCGAAGCATTTCTCTTCAACTGTTCGACAATTTCCTTTCTGAAACTCTTGATTGTATAGAGTTCATTCAGCTTCTCGGTGCTATTCACACAATCTGCGAATACAACTCCATGTTCTGCAATTACCCTAGCAAATGTCTTTCCACAAGCCTGAATGAAGACTTGGTAAATGATCTTAGGGTCTATATTACCATTAATCTTAGTGAAGAACTGGAGAATCTTATCCTTATTAGAATCTCCAATGCCGGGGATGCTTACATACTCCAGTGCCTCTAGATCAACTGTGAATAAGTCGAATACATCAGAGACATTAAAGTGCCTGAAGACCTTACCCATTACAGCATTTCCAAGTCCCTCTGGATAGAAGAATTTGGCGAACTTATATAGCTTGGAAGATTCAATATTAGGGCATTCTGGATTGACGCAGAAGTAGTGCTCTCCATCGGCCTCACCTACGCTACCGCAGACAGGGCAGGTTGGGACTAGCTTGGTGTCATCGAGTAGACGTTCGCCCTTAGAGACCACTCTATTGGCGTGTGGGATGACCTCATTGCTGCGGATGATCTCTACAATATGATCCTCGTAGATAGGCCAGAATCCGGATCTGATTGCAATGCCAAAGCTGCCTAGGGAAGCTCTCTTGATGAGCGCCCCGTTCAGCTTGATTGGATCTAGAATTGCAACAGGAGTCAGTCGCTGGTCAACTCCAATTGTAATTTCGATTTCCTTTTCGCGAGTGAATCCCTTTTCATCTTCAAACTTGAATGCTAATAGAGATCCGTTAGTCTTCTTGAAGACTGCTCCATCTGCTTCATATGGATAGTCGTCCTTGACTTCCTTCTTGAAGGTTGGGATGTCGGAGATATACTCAAGGGTGAAATTCTTCTGATTCTCTGTAATGAAATACTGACTCCAGTCAATTTCATTGCAAAGATCTTTCATGTTTTCAATGTTGATGTAGGTATATGCAATGAAGTCAACAAACTTCATTACATGTTCCCACTCATCCTTACGAGAGATTGCACCTGCAACTGCATTTCGGCTAGACTTTTCAATGTCAAAGCCATTTTCTACAGTATAGTCAACCTTCTTGATTGCAGCCTCACCTCGAACTGCAATATATCCATCGAATGGAATTTCATTAGGTACAACTCCAATGAACTTTGCAGTGCGATCAATTCCAATGTTGAATCGTCCGCGAGTTACTGCCTTCCAGAGCTTACGGTTCTTATAGTAAAGAACGACAGAATTACCATCAATTTTAGTTGATAGTGTAGTAGCTGAAGAACCGATCCATTCAATCAAACCAGATAAAGTCTTTTCTTTGATAATCGACCCAACTGAAATAGGATGTTCGAATTTCTCCTTCTCATCAATTCCATTGAAATCATATCCGTATCCAACAGTAGTTAGGATTGGGTGGTTTGGGTTCAAAAGACGCAATTCGTCTTCAGCAGCATTAAAAGTCTCATCGTCTACGATAACTTCGCCCGTCTCGTAATATTCATATGAACATTTGGTGAGAAATTCCGCGAGTTCTTGCTCTCTAGTCATCGATTAGATCCTTCTATGGTTGTTTTGAGTGAGGTTCTAGATATAGAAAGGTAATTTAAGTGTCACTTACTGTCAACTTTTTATTGTCAACAATAATATACGAAAAAGTAGTAATCTACTAAATAAAAACATGGAAAACTGCGGACATGTGCTAGATTTTGAGAGGTTATATGGAGATATCTCAGAACTTCGCGAATGCAAGCAGGAAATTGCTGTACTTAAAGAATATAAGATTGGCTCCGAAGACAAGTTTAGAGAGATCAAAGATAATGTAACTAAATTATTCGAGCGAATTGAAGGTGGAGTTGATAAAGGTCTTAGAGGTGAGATAGCTGAAATTAGAGGTTTGTTAGGTAAGTTCGAAGAGAATATAACTGAAGTATATGAGAGAATTGAGAAAATCGAAGAGTTGCTGGAAAAGACTATTAAGGAAGTATATGAACTAACTCCGATGGTCAAGGCTTTGATGGATATTGAACAGGAAAGAAAAGACGAGAAGAAATCGTTTAGGGTTGAATTTAGAATGTGGTTGATTGGCTTTATTGCTACAGCGTTATTGACAGTTGGTGTGACTTGGTATACAGTTCAGGCAGGAAATAAAACAGATCAGCAGCAGGTTAAGGATATAGTGAATCAGGTAATGCTGATTCAACAGCAAAAAGATTCAACCTCAGGAAAGAAATAAAAAAGCCTCCGAAAGGAGGCTTCTTTTTGTCTGTTACTTTCCGTGTAGGATTAGATATTCGGGAGATCTAATCTTGAATGATACTGCAGTATCATCCTTTCGTCTGATTACGACTCCTTCACGCGCAACCTTTACCCCAGGTACCAATTCATCAGTTCCATTAGAGTAATCTAGCATATCCTGAACAGTTTCAGGTAGTGCAAAATTAGAATCAACTAACGGAACATGCTCGAATTCGAACTTATGGCAGAACTCGAAGAATTCATCGAAGTTATATCTACGCTTCTTGGTAATATCCCATACATTGAATAGGTATAGGTGATGTTCCTTTAGCTTATAGATATTTCCTTGGATCTTCCCACCCACATGCTCGGCTTGTATAAAAATATTCAATCCAGTAGCCTTCAATCGCTTCTCAAGATCCAATTCTCTAGCAGTCTGCCAGAATCTAGATCCATCATCGCTAATCAAATGCCTACCTCTAGAGCAAACCGCGAAGTCATTTCTAGTGGAAAGTCCGAAGTATCGACTGGTGATGTGATTATAGGCTGAGTAGCTTTGTCCTTCCAGCTTGTTGGTTACATACCATCCATTATCATCTCCATAACGCTCCTTCATCTTAGTGAATAGCTTCTGGACATTCTCCTCATCGGTCTGAGGGGCCATCCAAGAAGTATCCCACTTTCCACTGCGCTCAAATCCCTTGACCTCGCTCTTGAGCTTCCGGTATAGAGCGTATCGTTGGAAATGATGATCCAACATCTTTTCCAGCTTAGACTTCTTCTGTGTGAACTTCACTTCATCCTTATTCACTTCATCAACGTCTTCAACGACCTTAGTAATTCCAAGAACTTCAGTGAAATCTGCACCTTCTGTAATCACACTGTCAACCGGAAGAATGCTCAATGGAAAGAGGATACCTGCCGATATAATTCCACCGAAGCTATTATACTTGATAGCCTTGATACGGAACTTCTTCTGACGAAGAAATTCAAATTCAGGTCGAGTGTTATGGGTGAGAATCTCATCAATCTCACTCTGCAGCTTCTGAATGTCCTCTCCAGTTGCCTTCCGATGCTTCCTGCGAATCTCATCATACTTTGCCTGTAGAGCAGGCTCCAAGCCGTCGGGTATGATGGAGTCGATCTCTACATAGACTGCAAGGTCTCCGGGCTTAAACTCGCCCTTCTTGGTCACTACATGGAAATCGAGTACCTGAGTCATCTCGATCTTATCCGCGCCTTCAATTGCGTAGGTGCTTACGACCTTCTCAATATGCGCTAATGCCCTATCTCCCATTATTAACCCCTTTCTATTACATTTGGCTGCGGTAATTCTCTAAGTAAGGTTTCAAATTACCTAACTTATTCTTAATGTCAATGCACATCTGATCCTTTGCCTCTGTATCGCTTAAACCCCATGCAACAATAAGCCTCATCGAATCATCTGTTAAAAAATGATTGATGAGGCAGTTTACTATTGCAATGTGATTTCTATTAGGTAGGGTCTCATATTGAGAAAGTAGCATCAGCAGTTCATTATTATCAAAACATGCTTCAACTAAACAATCCCAAACATAACCCCAGTTTTTATGAATCTCTTCACTACCAATAGAATACATTATACTCAACTCTCTTAGTTCAGAAGCTCATCAAGAACCTGTTTGACGAATTTCATGTCAGCCTTACCCTTTAGAATAGGGTTTAGTTCCTTCATGACAATTCCCATCAACTTCTTAGTCTTTTCAGCGCCATTCGCAAGTCGTTCAACTGTTTCAGAAACGATAGCTCGAACAGCTTCAGCGTCCATCTGCTCAGGAAGGAATTCCTTCAGAACATTCAACTGGAGAATCTCGATCTCAATGAGATCAGTGCGATTCGCCTTCTTGAACTGCTCAATAGAATCTTCACGCTGCTTGACACCCTTGGTGAGGGCAGTCAGAACATCTTCATCAGTCGGAGATTCATGCAATGCATTCTTCGCAACCTTCTGAATTTCACTGACTAGGGATCGGAGCGCCAAAAGACGATCCTTATCCTTAGCCTTCATTGCAGATTTGACTTCCTCGTTAATTCTATTCATTTCACTCATGGTATCCCCTTTTAGATCTTGAAAAGACTCTTCCAAGTGTCGTGGTAGCTTTCGTATACAAATGCGCCGTTCTTATTCTTCCCTGAAAGCCACTCTGAAATTGAAGGAGTTTCACCCTTTACAATCTTATCGTAGTACATGAAGAAGAATCCCTTGAAATGCTTCAGATTCTCATCAGCTTCAATAGCCAATGCAAAATCCTTACGAGTCATTCCTTCGGTAAGCGAATTGTAGAATCGAATAACCTCACCCTGCAGGTTTCTTACGAACTCGCGCAGACGATCAATGTAATCCCTCTGAACTGCATTCAGATCTCCGTAGAAATCGTCAATGTTTCCAGCGAAAATGATCTCGTTGAGATTTCGAATAGTGTATCCAGCGTTTCCGGTGCATAGGCGATGGTAAACGAGATACTTGTTATTCTTGATCTTGGCGACAGGTACATTTCTATTGTAGAGTACGAATCCCTCAGGAACCTTACCGTACACATCCTCTCGCACAGACTCCTGTTCTGCGAAATCCTCAAGTCCAATCAGAGTATCAATTTTCAGATCCTCAAGATTGAAACTACGAAGAGTATGCATGTTCTGGAATTCAGGTGCTCCATTTGAAAGGTATTCACCGTTTTCATTGTGTCGAGCAGTGATGTAATACACTCGATTGGACTCGTATGAAGTCACAACCTGATTGTAGGTGGTGCAAAGTTCTAGGAAGTAGGTGTAGTTGGGATCGAGATTCTCGAATCCACTCTCCCCTACAGTAGACTTGAACAGTTCAGCAAAAGTGAAAGGAAAATCAGCAACTGTCAACGGAGTAATCTTCCCTAGAGTAGAAACCTTCCATTCGCCGTTGTAATTGTACAATACGATTGCAGTCCCGTCAGCCTTTTCGACCAGCTTCAAATACGGCAGGTCATTCTTGAATCGCTTTTCATTCGAGTAAGGGCATCCACCCTCGCGTAGATTGTAAAACTTGTCAGGAGTACGAGCCACATAATGCCAACGTCCATTCGAATCCCTCTTAAGGATTGAACCTCGACATTCCTGGGTGACATCATTCCACTTCACAGAAATCATATCATACTTGAACTGAAACAGGTCACCTTCGACCTGAACATTCACTCCAAGATCAGCTTCAAACAGTTGAATGAGGTCCTGGTGACTCGCATGGCAGTTCAATCCGAACATTTCATCCAAAAACTCAACGAGTGCAGACATATGGCACCTCCTTCTCAGAACAAGATAACCAGTTTACTTCTAAGCGTCAACTATTTTCTGGAAATTTTCGGCAGAAAACAGTTCTTTCTGTCGCTTGGATACCATTAGATTCGCAGTTTCCCAATTAACCCACATGAAAAAATCATTTTCAGGTATATTAAAAGGCATTACCATTGACTTGCAGTTCAATTTATATTTGGTGATGTCTTCATTTGCATTCGCATAGAATACATGTACACTTTTCTTAGTTGTCTTGTATTTGAATTGAAGATGATCTTTAATAGTGACAATTCCACTATCATGCAATTCAAACAAATCAAGTCCAGTCTCTTCAAACGTCTCTCGAACTGCAGTACCTAAAAGAGAATCGCCATTTTCTACGACTCCCTTAGGAATACCCCATTTCTGATCTGTATAGGAAAAACTATTATCTAGACTTGTAGAATGACAAATCAAATACTTACCAAAACAGTGAATTAAAAAACCTGCGGACTTCACCTGCATATTTAGAATCCTTTTTAGTCAATTATATTAGAGCCATCGAGTTCAGCGATAAGATTTTCCACCATCATACTATCACTAACCCGAACATCAAACTGCTCATATAGATCGGGAGTCTTGCTCAAACGACAATCCTTGAACCAAGCAAGAACAGTTCCACGCAGCTCATCGTCAGTGAAATCCATCAGCAACTGATGATCTCTGTTGAACTTCTTGAGCTTCAGCCAAACAAAAACCAATTGACTGGAATGGAAATCTCGCTGACTTTCGAAATCAGTGTGAAACTTATGCGTGTGATATGAAAGAGTTGCAATCAAACCCTCGAATTCCATGAAAATCGTCTTCCACTTGGAAATGAGATTCTGAATTCGAACTCCGTGATTCACTTCAATGTCATCGCTGATAGAGACTGCAGTTGCAATCTCATAAAGAGCGTCTTCCTCAGTGAAATCCTTGTCACTCTCGTCAAGATATTCCACGATATTATGGGAATTGACTAATTCACTCATCTTATTGTATACATATTCATATGCGTGAGTGTAAATGTCATATGCACAGCTTCGATCTCCAATAGTCTCCATTGCAGACTTTCGGATAATGAACTCAATAGCCCAGTACTTAAGAGCCTTTTCAATGGAAGTTGCATTTTCGAGCGTATTCCAGTTGATGTTCATATAGACCTCCATGTTAGATGACTGTTACACTCTTAAGATAAACAGTCATCACATGAACGTCAACTGTTATTTTCACATGACGTGAAAATGTGCTTCAATCCCAGCTAAATTGAAGATTTCGTCAGTGAGAGGGCAGTTATGATCTACTCGCTTCTCATTGAAATAGTAAACATGCTTGATTTTTCGCTTGACTATCTTGGCTGCACATCTAGGGCATGGATAGTGACTGCAAATCAAAATAGTTCCATCTAAGTCGCTACCTCTAGCGTAGTCGATTGCATTTTCTTCTGCATGGATTACTATTGCATTTTTAATATCACGATCACTCCAAAACTCTTCCTTATCAGGAAATCCACTAGGAAATCCATTATATCCAATAGAAACGAATGACAAGTCAGGTCGTAGAATCATCGCTCCTACTTTAGTGCGAGGATCTTTTGAGAGGCTTGCATATCTTTGTACAATATCGACAAAGACTTCTAATTTTTCAGGCTTTATCATCTTCTACGGACCTCAATTTCCTCATCAGTTGTCATATCATCCAAATAGCTAGGTCCAAGTCCAATTTGAATTAGACAAAATGGAACAAATATTCCAATCGTATATCGATATGGCATTGAATCTAGACTAAAACCGAAAGTAACCATTGTTTTTGAGAAAAACAACGAAAATCTAGGTCCAGGTCCCATTAGCAGCTCGTTGGATAGTCGTTGCAGTGAAATCCAGCTCCAACTAGTTTAAATGTTCCAGATGAGAACTGCTTATCTGCAATATTCCCGGTAGCTGAATTGACGATTGTATCTTTAACTTCACTGCGGTTCTTAAAGAACACTTCAAATACAGTTCCAGTTACTCTATCTTTGTAATCAACTAGCATTATATCTCCATTTAATCAGGTTCAACTCCATAGATCTCAAATCTATAGTATCCAGGCGCAACACCAGTGGTGAAGAGGTGTTCTTGTAGTATTCTAACATCATTAGGTGGACATGTGACCCAAGTTCCTTCAGGTGTTCGCATTTTCTGTCTAACCCAATACCCGGCTATGCCCATACTCATTGCTGGATTATGACATACTCTTGATATTCTAACAGGTATTTGTACTGTTCCGTAGAACTCACCTTCGACCACCTTCATAAAAACCTCCTAATATGGTAGTTTATGTCGAATTCTAATTAAACGAATCAACATTTGATCGTCTTTAACTCTATCAACATCACCATTCCTATTAAACCAGTATTTACACAATTCTGAAATTTCGGTAGATAGTTCATATTCCCTCAGATACTCGTCATAGTCTCTAAAAGAGTTGTCAAACTCTGAAACCTGAGGATAATTTGAATATTTTATGCAAAACCGATCAAACGAGTTCTCTAGGAGACTCTCGGAGAAGCTACGAATGAATATATTCCTATATAAGGGTTTCAGCTTATATTCAAGGAAATATTTAAACAGATGCTTCTCTTTCATTTCCATCTCTTCCAGTGCCCGTTTGTAGTAGTGCGGTAGAGGCTTCTTGTTCATGCTCTTATTGTAGCATAAAACAGGCGCTAAATATCAATCGTGGGGTTACTCACGTCACTTTTAACAATCGAGATGTTTAATGGACTACAAAGAAATCAAGAAACTGCAGAACATCGTAAGAAAGCATCGAGCTGCTTATAGTGTTGGCCTGAATACTGATAGTGAAAACAAGTATCCTGTTAGATCTGAACGCTACCAAGCCTTCAATGAAGGTCGATTGGCTCGCGTCAGGAAGCAAGAAAAGCGAAAGGGTTGAACATGGGTAAGGATTATAAAGAAAAGGTTCGGCGCAAGAAGGTATCTGCATCTGAATCTGAACCGGAGGGTAGTTCTAAAGAGGTTAGGCTCTTTATTCCTGAGGACTATAAGGGCAGGGTGTTTGAGCCTTATGTACTAGAGAGAATGCATGAGGTTGCCAGCTTCACTACCTATGATAGTGGGAAGGGAATGACTCGATTTGTGTCTGTAGGTAAGATCGACAAGCTAAGAGCTGTTGTGAACATCTTCGAACAAGTATATCGAATTGTATCTGAAACCGATGATATCATTACTGACCTTGAACTAGAGCGTCTAATTAAGGAAAATTTCAAGGATACTGACGAATCTCAGTATAAGTGGAATAAAGATGCTATTTTCGAAGATGCTAAGGGTAGATACTTCACACCTAGAACCGAAAATCAGAAGGATCTAGTTGATTCTATTAGAAAAAATGCAGTTACTATTGTAGAAGGCGCTGCAGGTACTGGAAAATCTAGAATTGCTCTCATCATGGCTCTTAATATGCTCCGTGACAATAGAGTGAATCGTATTATTATCATTCGTCCTCTAGTTGCAGTTGGTGGAGACATTGGTTTCCTTCCAGGTGGAGTTTCTGAGAAGATTGATCCATATCAGAGTCCTATTTCAGAGGCTTTGATTGAGCTTGTAGGTAAGACTGACTATGAGAAGATGGTAGAAGATGAGAAGATTGAACTATTCCCTGCAGCGTTCGCTAGAGGCTGTAATATAGGCGATGCGTTTGTGATAGTAGACGAGGCTCAGAACTTCGATGAAGTCACGCTCTTGACGCTCCTAACCCGTATATGTGGCAATACTAAGATGGTTCTCACTGGAGATGCGTCTCAGGATGATCGAAAGAACAAACATCGCGCAATCTCTGGGCTGGTTGGTATCAAAGCCAAGCTGAAGAATGTTGATAATGTTGCTATTGTGAACATGGGAATCTCCGATGTCCAGAGAAGTAAGATTGTAAAAGATATTCTCAGCGCATTTGATGATCCTGCTTACGACTGATAGGCAATATTTACCTACTTGTAGAAGACCTCCTACTTGGAGGTCTTTTCTTTTTCTAAATATTCTACATGTTTCATGATATTCATCTTAATACTGCTGAAAATAAATGGTCTGAATTAGACTCTAAGATAATTAAGGCATTTGCTGAGTATCTATTCCATGTACTAGTCATAAAACACCCAGTAAATATTTCCCTCAAACAGGTTTATGATGGAGATCAGATGCAAATCGCCTTGAATCTAAGACTTGCATATGTTCTACCTTCCGAAAGAAAGATTGTTATCTATTGCAAAGGGCGAGGTTTACTTGACATTCTTCGTTCTATTGCACATGAAGTAATCCATATGGAGCAGCAAGATAAGGGTATTCTAGAAGGTGTTAGTATTGAGTTCTATCTACCAACTCCAGACTGCGAAGGCTATGATTTGGAGTATGAAGCGTATGGACTTTCCGGTATCATTGTCAGAAACTTCAGAGCCTTACTCAATATGGGCGAGGTTGAAGCGTAAAAAGTGCTAAAAAGCCCTCTAAATATAATTACACACACCTAAACAAGGAGTTTTGAGATGGCTGATACATATGTTAAGAAGTTGAGCGAAGGCGAATACAATGCGGTCTTTTCTCTAGGTAGTTCTTTCGATGGCACTGAGGGTCCTCGATTCGCTGCTACTAAGATCAATGAGAAGATCTCTGAGAAGGTTAGAGATGGAGTCACTAAGACTGCCAAGCTCGATGAGAAGGGTGAGGCTGTTAAGGATGAGAAGGGCGAGACTGTCCTAGTTGATGCATATCCTAAGTCCATCGAAGTCACTCTAACCCGCGCCGAACTTGACGGTTATTTCATTGGAATCAAGGAAACTGTTAAGAAGTCCGAAGTGAAGTCTTCTGATATTGCCCTGATCGGAAATATCTCTAAGAGTCTCGGAATGTCTGCTCGTTTTAAGAAGTACTCGGATGAGGTTCTCGCTTCCGTTAAGGTTGAAGAGGAATTCGATGTCGAGGTCGTTGACGAGCCTCTTGACGGAGAGTAATCTTAGTCATAAAAAGCATTGTGTAAAGAAAAGCCATAGTAATATGGCTTTTTTCGTATTATCCAAAATAACTAGGTCAATAAATACTGAATAAATGAAAATACCATATTCGTATATTAAAAGAGCGTATGAGATTAGACCTGATATTGATTCATGTGTACTATACTCATATGAACCTCGAAATGGTCTGTTTCATAAGGCTTTGTATTTCGACTCAAAACTGACAACTAAATTATCAAACCCCGTAAATCTAAGGGAGACTCGGCTACATGATATTAACATGGACGATAAGCCCCATCGACTTCAAATAAGAGACCAATCTAATAACATAGTACTAGATCTCAACAATGTATATGGAGTTGCTGCAGACGAAGGTGGAGGTGGTGTTATAACATCCTCATCGAAGACGATGTTAAATCTAATAATACCTGACAATGTATATTCAGCTAAAAGATATTTTAGTCTGGATATGAACTCTAATATTAAATTAGGCTTTAATAGTGGATCTGCTTTAGGAATGTCAGATGTTGTGGTTCCTGTAGTAGTTCCATTTGACTGTAATATTGTTGATTTCATGTTATCTTGTTCAGGGTGTGGGGTTGATAGCGTAACTCCTCCACCTAAATGTTATATTACAGTCTCAATAGTCAAACTGTACAATTATAGTGAAACATTGCTAGACACTCTATTATTTGAAGTTTCCAATGGAGTTGGATCTTTTAGGAGTGGATCTTCTTTTAATGTTTCGAGTGTCACCGTAAATGAAAACGGATTTTTGAAAAAAGGTGATTGCATAGGATTATACTTTAACCCAGTAAACCCTTCAATATCAATTTCATCTACTGTTAAATATATTAGAAATACTCAAATTTCAATAGCTTTGACTGAAACTCCGTAGACAGTTGCTAGAATGCTGAACGTCTATAAATATTGCAATGCAGCATGTTTTGCTTAATACTAGTAGTGAAGTGTTGATATATAACACTATTGGTGCCAATTCCAGTATTGTGCTATATGACGACGAGACGCTTGAAATATCACCTGAAATAGATAATATAATATCAGGGTTAGAAAATGGCGTATCTGAGATAGATAGTATCGCATATCAATTATATGTAGGAAATATTGTTTATCTGGTTGATGGTATTCGTAAGGATAAAGATGCCTTCTTTGCGTGGTTTGATTCCTTCTTATCAAAATACAACTATTACCTCCAATTTAAGAGTGCTGGTTTCATATCAGTTAAATTAGACGTTAACAATGATACTATAGTAATAGGGAATCGAAACTTAATAATATCTGACATTCCCGATGGTATACCAGTAAGTAAGATAGGCGAAGGTGATATTACCAATCTTGAATTTTCTACTTTACAAGGTATTAATACTTCAATTTCAATACAAAATCAATTAGACTCTAAGGCCAATACAAGTCATAATCACACTTATACTTACATCCTATCAACTCCTTCCAGTTTATGGACTCTTAATCATGGATTGGGTGTTAGACCTCAAGTTGAATTGTTTGACTCTCAGTATAATCTTGTTCTTGCTACTGTGGAACATCCAGATGTAAATACAGTAAAGATAAAATTCTCCCAGAATTATACTTGTATTGCAAATTTGACAATATAATCAGCCATTAATAAATACCCCCTGAGGTAATGTTTTATGAAGATTTTAGATATTGTTGAGTTTGAAGGTAATATTGCGAATAAAATGGTACTTGATACCTATGCTGGCGCACTTCCCGCAAATACCAAAACAGGTCAAATATTCTACGCCAATGCATCTACAACTAGCGTAACCCCGACTACGCTTAATACTAATCAGACAGGCGTATTTGTTCCAAGTGGAAGTGCATATCTCAGACTTGATAATATCTACAATACGCATAGTGATATCCTAACAGGGGCTAGAGGTATATTATCTGCAGCTCCTGCGGATGGTTCTATAATTACCTGGAATAATACTGCAGGTAAGTTTACTAGCGTAACAGTGGCAGGTCTTAATGCACTAATGACACTAGCAGATCTTAGTGATAGTGCAATTGGAACTCCAATAAAAGGAGAAATTCTAATACATGATGGAACTAAGTGGGTTGATGGTAGTATAGTAGGTACGGCTAATCAAGTACTAGTTGATTCTACTACTACAACAGGTCAGATAAAACTGAGCCTACCTCAGGATATTGCTCTTACATCTACACCTCAATTCCAAGGTATTAATATACTAAATGCTTCAGCTCAGGCTTTAGCAACGGTTAAAAGTACCGGAAGTACTGCAAGGCTTGACGTTATAGGTGCATCCGATGCATTTATATTAGTTGGAAAAAGTGACACTGCTAATGCTGGATTCAACTATGATTCATCTGAAGATAGATTAAATATTGGTGTAAGTACTAATACCGATGCTATTAATGCTAATGCATATGGTCCAACTTCAATCTCAATTAGAAACATATCAAATGCTTCTGCAATAAATGGATCTCCTATTGAATTCGGTTCGTTTATAAAATTAGTTGCAGTTTCATCTACATTAGTCGAATCTCCTTATTATACCACAGCTTCATTATATAAAGACAATACTGCCAAGGGTTTAATGTATTTCGATTCTACTTCGAGTACTATTAGATTTTTTGATGGTTCGAATTGGCAGTCTCTATTATATGGTAGCGGTAGTGGATATATTGTAAGTGTATCTCAAGGTACAGGTATTACCATTACAGGTGCAGCATCTAATCCTGTAGTAAGTGCTGTAATTACAGGTGATACCAGTAAAGGGTTAACTGTTACTCAGGGGGTTGGTGTTGCAACTACTATTACCCTAGCACAGGATATTAAAACTAGTGCAACTCCTCAATTTGCCGGTTTGACTATGGGGGGTATTACTCTAACTGCATCAGCAAATCCTTCAAATCCATATGATATAATCACATTAGATTATTTCCAGAAACAGACATTTGGCACTAGAGACTTCAAAGAATCAGTCTTTGTTGCAACTATTGCAGTACTACAGTCGTCTGCTTTCGTTGCAGGTGTAATAACAGACTCAACTGCTGGCTCTGTTCTAACTATTGACGGGCTTGCATTAACTGCAGCTAATGTAACTGCAGGTAAAACTAGAGTTCTTGTAAAAAATCAAGCAAATGCATTTGAGAATGGTATATATGTAATCACTACTATTGGTGTAGCATCAACCACCAAATGGGTTCTGACTAGAGCCTCTGACTTTAATACAATGTCTAGTAATGTAACTGGACAAACTCTACCTAATATTAGCAATGGTGCGTATGTATTTGTTGGCGCAGGTGGATCTTTATCTAAAACTGGATGGGTTCTTAATAATGCAGATGCTGCATTGACGGCTATTAATACATCAGCCATTGACTTCGTACAGTTTACAGGTGCTGGTTCAATTCTAGGTACTGCGAATAGAATCACTGTTACTGGTACTACTATAGATATTTCCGCTAATTATGTAGGCCAGGCTAGTATTACTACTGTAGGTACTATTGCTTCGGGTATTTGGAGGGGTACTGCGGTTGAAATTGCATATGGTGGTACTGGAGCCACTACTAAAACAGTAGCTTTTAATAATCTATCTCCATTGACTTCCACTGGTGATCTTATTAGTCACGATGGAACTAATAATGTAAGAGTTGCTGGTAATACCTCCACTACCAAACAGTTCTTATCTTCTACCGGAAATGGTAGTGCATCTCTACTCCCCGTATGGGGTGTATTGGCTGCAGGTGACATTCCGGCTCTTGATGCGAGTAAAATCACATCAGGTACTTTACCTGTAGGACGTGGCGGTACTGGATTAACTACTTATACAGTAGGATCAATTCTATATGCATCTGCAACTACTACAATAGCAGGACTAGCGGTTGGAGGTGCTAATACTGTTC